TGGAAAAGGTGAAGGCCCTCACCCGCCCCATGAATGTGGGTGCTATGTACATCACTGACGATGGCAGGACCCGGCTGAAAATCCGCGTATGGGATAAGGCCAGAAGCAATGTCCCGCTGTATATCAGCCAGACGGTGGCAAACGGCGTGGTCATTGACTGGGGCGATGGGAGCGCCGTGGAAACGCTGGACGGTATCGGCAATGTCAAAACTTCCCACCAGTACGCGGCGACGGGCGACTATACCATTTCCCTTACGGTTGCGGATGAGTGTACGCTGGGACTTGGTGAAGGGTCGAGTTCCGGTTGTGTGCTGGGAAATCCCATTGTGTATCGTAACCTGTTGCGGGATGTCAATATTGGGAACGGCGTGACCAATATTGGTGACTATGCGTTTTACAACTGCTACTCTCTGGCAAGTATCACCATCCCGGACAGCGTAACCAATATCGGTAGCTCCGCATTTCGCAACTGTCCTTTGGAAAGTATCACCATTCCGGATGATGTGAAAAACATTGGAAACTTTGCTTTTCAATACTGCACCTTCTTGGAAAGCATCACTGCCCCGGATGGTGTAAAAAATATTGGAAGCTATGTGTTCCAATATTGCAACTCCTTGGCAAGCATCACTATCCCGGATGGCGTAACCAATATTGGCAACTATGCGTTTTATAACTGTTACTCCTTAGCCAGAATCATCGTCCCGGACGGTGTGGCCAACATTGGCGTCTATGCGTTCTCCAACTGCTTTGGCATGTCGGAATACCACTTTAAGCCAACGACACCGCCAGTGCTGGCTGACGCAAATGCTTTCGATGGTATCCCGTCCGACTGCATCATCTATGTGCCTGCCGGCGGTTTAGAGGCGTACAGGACGGCGGAGAACTGGAGCGCTTACGCGGACTATATACGCGAGGAACAGGAGCAACAAGAATGAGCCTGCAAGAAATCCTAACCAGCGGGGGCAGTCTGCTCTTTGTCATTATAACTTTGGTGCAGATCGCTCCCGTCAAGATCAATCCGTGGTCGGCGTTGGCGAGAAGCTGACAAGCGAATAGTACGGCGAATTATTGATTTCGCTCCATTCAGGGCAAAGGTAAAAACAGGTAGATAAAAATGGAAATGACGCTTGAAAATGTCCTTCAGTATCTTAAGAACTGGTTTATTGTTCCCAGGGGTGTACATCATGGAAAGTTTAAGGTGGAAAACGGATACGTTTTGCTGCCCTTCCTTCAAAATGGACAATATTTTCGAATTATAGGAAGTGTGTTCAATGACGGTCTGCACCGGTACGGCCCAGAGATGGAGGCTATGCAGGACGAGGTTTTTGACGGGACTGTATGGGCGCTGGCAGTGCCGCAGGCGGTAATTAAGCTATCCACCGAGATTGAGAAATGGCAAAAGGAATATGGGGAAAAGGTCACAAACCCGTTTACTTCTGAAAGTTTTGGCCCATACAGCTACACAAAATCGTCTGGCGCGGATGGTTCGGGTGGCAGTTGGCAGGCGGCGTTTTCGTCACAGCTGGCACAGTGGCGGAAAATCTGAGAATACATTGCAATAAGTAATGGAGGGATAAGCATATGGACCTTTTAGAAGATTTTGCACGCCCTTGTGTTCTTATGGAGAAAATCCGTACCCCCGGATTGGAGGGTGGATGGACTACCGAATGGAAAGAGGGAGCAGCGTTTACAAGTTACCAGTATATGGACAGCAGCATGGAGGCCCGCAGAGCGGAAAAAGAGGGCGTCACCAGCATTTATTCCGCCTTAGTGGAAAAGGATTTTCCCATTGAGTACAACGATGTATTCAAAGATACCTCCACTGGCCACACTTATCGGGTTACATCCCATCCAGAGGAGAACATAGCTCCCAGTTCGTCCACCTTTAACCTCAAGTTATTTACAGCTGAGAGATGGGAACTTCCCGCATGACAAAAGAAGCCGCTATACATAGTTTTTTTAACAGTTTCGGGATTCACGGATACCCCGCCTCATCCGTTCCAGAGGACACGATTTTTCCGTGGCTGACCTATGAGCTTACCACATCTGCATGGGACGATGGAGAAGTGGGCCTGACGGTAAATCTTTGGTACCGTACTACAAACGAGGCCACCCCCAATGCAAAAGCGCGGGAAATCTCTAAGCGGATTGGATTTGGCGGAGTAACACTGCCATGCGACGGCGGGTATATTTGGCTGAAACGTGGTGTGCCGTGGTGCCAAAGCCTGCGAGATGAAGCCGATCCTGAGATTAAGCGCCGGTACATCAATATAACAGCTGAGTACCTTACCGAAAATTAAATCATTCGTGAGCCGATGAGCCGATTGTTTTGGGATTCCAGAACAACCGGCTTTACTCGTTTCAAAAGCGAAGCTGAAAGGAGAAAAAAATGAGTAAGTTTGCAAAAATCCCGCAGAACACATTTAAAAATCTGCAAGTAAATGCTGGTGTACTTCTTAAGACGTTCGACCCTGTTACCGGAGCTGAACCAAAAGATGAGGATATTATTACTGCCACTACTGGCGGCATAAATCCATCCTGCATACCAACATACAGCGACTACTTCGAAGATGTAGACAACGCGCCCAACAATGTCATGGAAGGGAAACGTTTGGACGGTTGGGAATGCAAACTAGCTACAACAGCATACGGAACTTCGCCAGAGCTTATAAGAATGTCTCTGGGTGCAGCTGACATTGACGCCGAAAATCCGTCAAAGATTATTCCACGCCGTGACTTGAAACTTTCCGACTTTCGCGACATCTGGTGGGTAGGCGATAAGGCAGATGGTGGCCTTGTAGCAATTCGTATGATTAACGCACTTTCTACTGGCGGTTTCAGTTTACAGACTACGAAAAACGGCAAAGGGCAAATTGCTCTTGAATTAACAGGCCATGTATCCATTGCTGATCAAGATACTGTGCCGATGGAATTCTACAGCACGGAAGGAACCACAAGCGAAGAGGAGGGTAGTACCGATGAAACTGTCTGATTTTAAGGATGAAAAGGCAATTGAGGTTGTAGCGAAGCTGCTGGAGCCAATCGGCAACATAGCTTCTAACGAAAGCAATGCAGACGCAAAGGGGAAAAGCATGGGCGCTTTTGTATCTTCGCTTTTGCAGAACAACACAAAAGATGTCATGGCAATGCTGGCGATTCTTAACGACCAAAACCCGGAGGACTACCACTGTACTGCCGCGTCCGTTCTAGTAGACGCATTTTCCATGTTAAACGACCCGGCGCTTATGCAGCTTTTTGGCTTGCAGAGCAAGACAGCGGCCTCATCTGGCTCTGCGTCGGAGAATACCGAGGCCCCGGCTGTGTAGCCGCTTTCCTACGGTACTGCGCCGCCAAAATTAACGCCGCGAAAAAGGAAGAAGCGTATCAGCTGTATGTGGCGGATACCTTGTGGGCTGTTTCACATGGGAAATGTTTCGAAACGCGCTTTAGTGAACTTTTGCATCCAAAACCGGAGGAAACCAGAACTCCGGAAGAAGTGATTGCTGATATTAAAAATAAATTGAGGGAGGTGCATACGGATGAATGTATTTGAATTATTTGCAACTATTTCCCTCAATACGGATGGATTTGAGCGTGGGCTGGCTGATGCAAAAGAGCGTTCTGTCAGTTTTGCAGAAAAACTAGGCAATGGACTTAAAACTGCTGCAAAAGTAGGAGCTGCAGCCATTGGTGCGGCAACTACAGCGGCGGTTGCATTTGGTGCATCATCAGTTAAAGCGGGCGCGGATTTTGATTCCAGTATGTCGCAGGTGGCCGCTACGATGGGATACTCTGTAGACCAGCTGCGAGATAAATCTACTGAAGCTGGACAAACTTTTGAAACGCTTCGTAACTTTGCTATGGAAATGGGAGCAAACACTGCGTTTTCTGCTACAGAAGCGGCGGACGCCTTAAATTATATGGCACTCGCTGGATATGATGCGGATAAATCTATGGCTATGCTTCCTAACGTCTTAAATCTGGCCGCGGCTGGTGGGATTGGGCTTGCATCTGCCTCTGACATGGTTACAGACGCGCAGTCGGCTCTCGGATTGACAATGGACGAGACAGCGGAGCTGGTTGACAAAATGGCAACCGCTTCTTCTAAATCCAACACAAGCGTCGCGCAGTTGGGTGAAGCGATCTTAACAGTTGGTGGAACGGCGAAGAATCTCGCTGGCGGTACAACAGAGCTGTCAACGGCCCTTGGGATTTTGGCTGACAACGGCGTGAAAGGAGCAGAAGGTGGTACAGCCCTAAGAAACATTATTCTGTCTCTTTCCGCGCCTACAGATCAAGCGGCAAAGCTTATGAATTCCTTGGGGCTGGAGGTATATGACGCACAAGGAAATATGCGTCCGTTGAATGACGTTTTTAACGATCTGAACGGCATTCTTTTGACCATGACCCAAGGTGAGCAGACGCAGGTATTAAACAGCATTTTCAATAAAGTGGATTTGAAATCCGCAAACGCGCTTTTAGCGAACAGCGGTGAGCGATTCAATGAGCTAAGCGGCTATATTGACAAGGTGCAAGATTCGGCACAAAAGATGGCAGATACCCAGTTAGACAATTTAGCTGGAGATATAACTCTGTTCAAAAGCGCCCTGGAGGGAGCGCAAATTGTCATATCTGACCAACTTACTCCTACATTGCGTGAGTTCGTGCAGTTCGGTGCCGATGCTATTAGTACACTGTCCACTGCGTTCCAAGAAGGTGGATTATCCGGCGCTATGGAAGCTCTGGGAACGTTGCTCAGTGAGGGCTTGGCAATGGTCACGGCAAAGCTGCCAGAGGTTGTGGAGGCTGGAATAAGCCTGCTTGGCGCTTTGCTGGAGGGCATCACTAATAATCTGCCACTTATCATGGATGCTACGGCGGAGATCATCACAATGCTCACAAGCAGTATTTTGGAGGGCCTGCCAATGGTCGCGGATACTGCAATGGAGATCATTTCAACCCTTGCCACCAGTATTGGTGAAGCGCTCCCGGAACTTTTACCCGCAGCAGTTGAAGCCGTATTAAAGTTTATCGAGGGTCTTACAAGTCCTGAATCGCTTAATAACCTTTTGACCGGCGCGGTAAAGCTTATTGAAGGGTTGATCGAAGGGCTTGCCAACGCAATCCCACGTCTCATCGCCTATGCCCCGGAAATTATAGCTAATCTTGCAATGGGGCTTATTGGGGCAATCCCAAAACTTTTGGAAGTTGGCGTTATGCTGATTAAGGGGCTAATTGAGGGACTTATTAAAGGGCTTTTAGCCATTCCAGAGGCCATCGGTCGGGTAGGAAAAGCTATTATTGATGGATTCAAGGCTCTGTTCGGTATCCATTCCCCATCTACTGTGTTTGCAGAGATGGGAGACAATCTGATTGCCGGATTGCTGGAAGGAATCTCTAAAGCATGGGAGTCCATTCTGGAGTTTTTTGGCGGCGCGGCAGAAAATCTAATCAGTTTTCTCGGAGAAGCATGGGAAACCATTTCAACAGCGGCATCCGATGCGTGGAACGAAATAAAGGAAGTAGTTGTAGCTGCTTGGGATGCGGTTTCTGACGCATGGTCAGCGGCAACAGACTTCTTCTCTGATATATGGGGCGTTATATCCGATCTTTTCGGCGGTGCTGTGGAGTTCTTTGGAAATGCGTTCCGAGGTGCTTGGGAAGCTGTCACAAAAACGTGGAGCGGTGTAAGCGACTTCTTTAACGGTGTATGGGAGACGATTACCGGTGTATTTGAAGGTGTAAGTGAATGGTTCCACGATATCGGGAAAAATATGCTGGAGGGCCTATGGAACGGTATTAAAGATAAGGTCGCGTGGCTCAAAGAAAAAGTGGGCGGCGTTATTGATACCATCAAGGGATGGTTCACCGGCAAAAGCGGTTTCGATGAGCATTCACCGTCCAAATGGGCCAAGCAGGTATTCCGCTATGTTATGGAAGGCGGCGCGGAGGGCATCAAGGACGGTACGCGCGGCTTGATGAACGGTGTAAATGCTTCCATGCAGAAAATCAAAGACGGCATGGACAT